GCATTCGACAGCGGCAAATATAAGATAGGAGATGAGAAAGTTGAATCTGGAACAGCTGATAATTCGTAATTTGTGCATGAATGAGAAATATACTCGAATGGTAATTCCCTTTATCAAGAGAGATTATTTTGAAGGTGTTTCTCGTAATGTATTTGATGATATAGTTAAATTTGTTAATAGGTATAATAAGTTGCCTACTGCAGAGACCTTATTAGTTGAGTTAGATACCTCTTCTAATTATGAGGAAGCTAAGACTCTATTGAAGACCGATGTTGATGCTGTGGAAGATGAATGGTTAGTAGATCGTACAGAGCAATGGTGTCAGGATAGAGCATTGCATTTAGCTGTAATGGATTCGATTGATATTATCAATGGTACTCATAAAGAATTAAGTAAAGATGCTATGCCTGATCTATTACAACAAGCATTATCGGTAACCTTTGATACAAGTGTAGGTCACGATTATATCGATGATGCAGAAGCTCGGTTTGATTTCTATAATGCAGAAGAAGAGCGTGTGCCATTTGATTTAGAATACTTTAATCAAATTACAAAGGGTGGATTACCTAAAAAATCTTTATCGGTTATTTTGGCTGGTACTGGTGTAGGTAAATCTTTGTTTATGTGCCATAATGCGGCTGCTGCGTTATCTGCTGGTAAGAATGTATTATACATTACTATGGAGATGGCAGAAGAAAGAATAGCAGAGCGTATTGATGCTAATTTAATGAATGTTCCTATTGATAAGTTAGAGACAATGAAGCATGATAATTTCATTAGTAAGGTGAATACTATTGCTGCTAAGACTCAAGGTAAGTTAATTGTAAAAGAGTATCCAACCGGATCAGCTCATACAGGCCACTTCAGAGCATTGTTATCTGAGATTAAGTTGAAGCGTAAGATAATGCCTGATATAATCTTTATTGATTATCTTAATATTTGTACTTCATCTCGAATGAAAGGAATGGGTGGAGCTATTAATTCTTATACATTTATCAAGTCTATTGCAGAAGAGATTCGTGGCTTGGCAGTAGAGTTTAATGTGCCGATTATGACAGCTACTCAGGTTAATCGTGAAGGCTTTGATTCATCGGATGTGGATCTTACAAATACTTCAGAAAGCTTTGGTCTTCCTGCTACTGCTGATTTAATGTTTGCATTGATATCTACTGAAGAGTTAGAGTCGCTGAATCAGATAATGGTCAAGCAATTGAAGAATCGATATAATGATTTAGCTATTAATAAGAGGTTTGTGGTTGGTGTAGATCGATCTAAGATGAGGCTGTATGATGTTGAATCTACAGCTCAGGATCTTATGGGAGTTGTGTCATCGCCAGCAATGCCTATAAATAATAGTTCAAATGATTCATTCACCGGGTTTAAATAATATGACCGATATAATGTGGTTCAGTATGCTATTGATATTCATAACCGCCATTATGTTCTTTTATATTGGTCTGAGAACCGATATGCAAGCCAACATTAATCGGGAGAGCTTTAATGCAGGAATTAAAGAAGGCGTCTCAGGAGTCCTCCAAATCATGGAACAAGAAGGAGTCATCCGCCGTAATTTAGCGGATGATGATTATGAGATGCCTGACGCTGTATCTTATGATAGCGACGATGAAAAATCTACTTCTTAGAAGCACCCTTTGACTTCATTGCTGCAGCGCCAAAGAATGCAGCTACAATACCAGCTACGGCAATGAAGTAAACCCCAGCCATATCACCTAATATATCAGCGGCTTTATCTAATCCAATTAGCACGGCAAGTACTACGGCAAACGGATACAGTAACATTCCCCATAAGGCAAACCATGCCATCTCACGCTGTGCGTCTTCTTTCTTATCTTCATTCTCTAGTCTAATCATTCGCTCTTGCTTATCTAATTCTTCGTCGGTTACGACTCCGTCACCATTGAGGTCTGCAGCTTCTAATTTACTATCTTCTTGTAATGTCATGGCCATTGGATCATCCTGTTTATTTGTATATATATTTATAATTTCCTTGACTTTTCCTCATTTATGCTGTATAATAATACTATGGTATGCAGAAAGGCCCACACACAATATTATTATAAGCATATAACAAATGGGTATAAGAATCACGTGGCATTATCGCCTAATATATAGTATAATATATATATTGAATTAAGAAATAAAGAAGAGAAAAATATGACTAGATTTATCAAAGAAGGTTTTACATACGAAGGTGGTTACCTAATGTATCGTGGTCCATATCCTGCTTCAAAGACTTATGATGAGGTTTACGGAATTGATAATGTACATCCTTCTCGTATCGGAATGCAGCGTGAAGTTTTTATCGCTCGCTTCAAGTATAAGGGTATTGTTACTAAGGCATCATTTCTAAAAGAGCTAATTAAGAATCATAATGTTGAGACTTATTTAGGAACACTTGATGAGACTGGATCTCCTCTTTGTATTTTGAGTGAAGCTAATCCTACTTGGTATGCAAAATTACTTGCAAAATTTAATGAAAAGCATAGTCTTGCATAGTCTATCTTATGCCATATCGTGCTAAGAAATAAGTAGCCAAAAGGCTACTTTTATGGTATAATATCTATATTGAATTAAGAAATAAAAGAAGAGAAAATTATGAAAAATACTGATATAGCAAATGTTGAAATGCAGGTTGGTATGATTATTAAAGCTAAAGACTTTGGTCATCTAGATACTGATTACATCATTGGTAAGGTTGTATATGTTAATCAAGGTGGTGAAATTCAAGGTATTATTCAGAAGCGTGTTATAGACAGCGTCGATGTTACGGCTGATTGGATTGATGAGCGCTTTGGTACTGTACAGAATGGTATTTCAACAATGGATCAAGATGATGAGCCTCGCTTATCTCTTGTGGTCCAATAATATGAAATGGACTGATAGTATTAACTCACTTGATCCAAAAGAATGTTATGTATCTGATTATTGGAAATTTGATGAAGAATCGGGTCAAGACAACGTATTCCACCAACGCAGGTGGGTGGAGCATTTTATAAAGGGTAGCTCTTATCCTTACAAAGACACTGACGGTGTATATTGGAAATACTCAATGCCTGTTAAAGAGTTATAAGCTTATAATAAATGAGTATAAGTAAGCTGTAGCATTATTGTCAAATATATAGTATAATATCTATATTGAATTAAGAAATAAAGGATGTAAATTATGTTTAAAGTTCTACAGGAAGTTACGGTTTGGGAAGATAATACTCCTAATCATACGTACTTTGTGAATGCTACGGCTGAACATGTATTTGCGTATATTAATGTTCTTAATGGTCAATTTGTATTTTTTAAGCGCTCTATGCAATTTTGTAAGAGTCGTCGTAAATTTAAGACGTTAAGCGGATATAATAATGAATTGGCATAAAGCTCTAGAGGCTAAGGCTGATCGGGCACGAGAGCTAGTATCTTCTCAAGAGCTAGCTGAGCTTAAATATGATTCTAACCTATTAAAGTGTTTACATGAGGCTGGAGTCGAAGGTTGGTTTGGTTATGCTGAAGCTTTTAATAAATTTAAAGAGGAAAAATTATGAAGCAATTGAAATTGGAATATCGTGATTTAACACCTAAAGAAATTGCGGAGCTTGTACCTTACGCTCTTCATATATGGGATGAAACACGCTGCTGGGATGCAGTAGTAAACCAAATCAAAGAAATTGGTTTGGATCTATTTGGATTTAATATTGATCCTTTCTTTAATGATACCAGCGGTGTTCAGCATTTTAGATCTGCTTGGTGGGATCGTTATGAATTATTCTGGAGTACGGCCAGTGAGTAAAAATAAAACAATTCAACTTAATGTTGAAGTAATGGAAAAGTATCTCGGATGTATCGAGGACTATATCGAGCAATTGCTAACGCATCCTAAGACTCGCAGACGCGATGATGGTCTAAAAGAGCATCGTCACCACGTTGTAATAGCTAAAGAAGTTATTATGAAAGAAGGTCTTGTTGACCTAGATTGGTTCCTAACACAAGGTAATTTTGATGGCATGACGCTTTCAGCTTGTAATGGTGCTAAAATCTCATCACGATTTGATTAAGGAATTTTATTATGACTATGTTATTAACAGGATATAAATCTAGAAAAGAGCTAGCTACTTGTATTGGGCAGCCTCTTCAATATGCAGAGACATCTTTGTTCGGGAATGAGTATCTCTCGAATGGAACATTTCTTGCAATGCATCGACCAGCTCTAAAAGAGTATGATGGAATTACTCTACCTAAGGGTCGAGAGTTTGGTGCTAGGATCACAATGGTTAATGATTTAATTGCGGAAGTTACGGGATAAAGTTGTTGCTATTTGTATTGATCTGTGGTATAATAGTATATTAATTGAGAAGGAATATTATTATGAGTAGTACAAGAAGACAGAAGATTGCTAGAGTTGCTATGTTAAGGCGAAGAGCTGATGATTTAAAGCGGCAGCAATCTTTCGTTTCTTGTAATGGTGTCATACGGCATGGATTTGCTTCTCGTCTTGCTATGAAGAAGTGGGTACCAGATGTTGTTGAATATGCAAGTAAAGTATCTGTAGGAGCTATTAATTGTTCTAAACCAGGTAAGAAGGTTTATACGGGTGATGTTGTCTTAGGTATTGCTACGATGCATAAGAGTAATGCGGTGCCTGTTATTAGTCAGCAAGAAGCGCAAGATATTGCTAGAATGAGTCAATAAGATCATAAAAGCAATAAATAACTATCTGAGTATGAATGGTGATTAGATATGATTGAAGCATTAGATACATTGTATAAGAGAGACACTACTGGAAAGATACGGTGTTGGACCGCGCAATTTGAAAATGATCAGTGGCGTGTGGTCTCCGGTATTCTTGATGGCAATTTAGTCGTCTCTGAATGGCGTATAGCCAAACCGAAGAATGTAGGTAAGAAGAATGAAAAGACAGCAGATGAACAGGCGGTTGCGGAGTCAAATGCTAAACACAAAAAGCAGCTTGAGAAGGGTTACTTTATCCATCTCAGGGATATTGATAACGTTGTTAGTTTTAAACCTATGCTTGCTAACGATTATGCTAAGTTAAAAAAACCTTTAAATTATCCTATATTATGTCAGCCAAAGCTTGACGGTATTCGTTGTATCGCTCGAGCTGATGGCCTTTGGTCTCGCACAGGCAAAGCTCATTTATCTATACCTCATATCTGGGAAGCTCTTGCTCCTACATTTAAAGAATTTCCAAATCTAGTTTTAGATGGAGAATTATATAATCACGACCTAAGAGACGACTTCAATAAGATTGTTTCTCTAGTGCGTAAATCCAAACCAACAGAAGAAGATTTAAAAGAATCTGCAAAGCTCGTACAGTTCCATGTATATGATACTGTGATGGATGAAATCTTTGCGATTCGTGATACTGCATATACTGGCATCGTAAGAGCCATTGGTAAGTGTTGTATTCAACGTGTGCTTTGTTCATTTATTGAGAATCAAGCTGAATTAGATGATGTGTATGGTCAATACATTCAAGAAGGATATGAGGGTCAAATGATCCGCCTTAATGCTTTATATGAGAATAAGCGATCTAAGAATCTATTGAAGCGTAAAGAATTTATAACCGAAGAATATAAGGTTACTGGTACAGAAGAGGGTGAAGGTAATTGGACAGGCAGTATTAAGAAGTTCAATCTGATAACCTCTGATGGTAAAAAGTTTAATGCTGGAGTTCGTGGTACAAAGCAAAGTCTAGCTAATCTTCTAAATCAAACTCGTCCCGATTGGGCCACCCTTCGCTATTTTGAATTATCAGTAGATGGCATTCCCCGCTTTCCTGTTGTGATTGATTATGGCTGGGGTGATCGCAGTGATTAATTTATTTTTAATTAACCCGTTGCCTTATTAGGGTTTCTATAGTATAATAGATATATAAATTTTTAAAGAGTGAATATTATGATGAATATAAAGTTTCCAAAGAATTTAAAGCAATATGTCGCTGATAAGAATACTGCTAAGAACCAAGAGTTCCATCCATTAGATATAGGCCATCACGGTGATCGTGTTACCTTATCTGTAATGTTAGATATGGAGCTTGAGCCTTTAGTAAAAGCTTTTTATCCTGATGGTCGTAATACTACCTTTAATCAAAGGGCTATGATGCGATGCTTACAGACCTGTGCTCTGCAGCTAATGGATATGGATGAAGATCTATATGTGAATGCTCTTCGATGAGTATGCAATCAATACTTGAATCGTCTCGAGCCTTTGAGGCGAGTGGTATCTTTGAAGCTAGCCTTTGGATAATCCTTGGCTATTGCTTTGTTTTTGGAATAATCTTAGCTAAGAAAGGATCTTTATAATGAATCTATTGGCCATTGATCTAAAGCCCGCTGTTGTTGAATTGCCTGAGGGTTATGAGAAAATGTTTTGTGATATGGATTCTTTAAAATCCTATATGATATCCCGCCTAGCGTATGAAGCTGAATTAGAGATTCGTACCGGTGTGATGAATCAAATGAAGGACCTGGAATTTTATGCGTCTTAATGAACATGCTGTAATGAAGCGTGCTATTGCAGAGGGGATCTATGATAGTCTCCATGAGATATTTGAATCTTATGATGAAGATGTGATGGAGTCAAACCCCGAAGCTGAAATTAGAAGTATAGTAAATAAAATAGCCGATGATGTAATGTTGTCGGTGCAAGAACATTTTAACCTTGAAGGATAGTAAATTATGGCATTAGTATTAAAATGGTTTAAGAGACCAACATTGAAGCAGTCCGTTGCATTTTTAATTGTTTTGGCCTCTTTAGTATTTGTTGCAGCATCTGGTAATATTGTACACCTAATTAAAAGCTCTGCTATTGTATTAGGTATAATGTGGACCATGTGGCATGTTATTAGTTATTTTATAGATGAACCTAAAAGCTAAGTTTTGTCCAGCTGGTGCATCATATATATTGAAGGCTGCGGATATATATGATTGCTTGCAGTGTGGTAAAATGTATACCTCTGATCAGATAGATATACATTTAGATAAATGCCCTGTTCTGATTGCGTACCTTGCAGCCCAAGAAGTGGAGTTAAAAAATGACCCGAGTTAATTTAGTACCCGTAATGGAGCTATCCGACCAGCACCTAGTAGCTGAATATAGAGAAATCTTTATGGTCGGATCCTCATTGCAACGCTCTATTAGGAGCCCTAATTGGGAGGAGACTAAAGCTAATCTACCTGAAAGATTTACCCTGAATGCAGGCCATGTAAAGTTCTTTTATGATAAGGGTAAATACCTGGATGATCGCTATACTGATTTACGTGTAGAGATGATGATGCGTGGAATGAAACCCGATCCCTCCCGAGTATTTAAAAGTTGGCAATTTCCCAAAGACCTATATAAGTCGTATGTCCCTACTGTAGCCGCCTTAGCGATTATAAGAGAACGTATTACAGAGCGGATTAATTTAAAGCCCGATTGGTATAGATACACCGATGTTAATGAAAAGCTAGATCTATTAGTACCTCTGCCTTCGCCTCATAAAGAGCTGAAGCAAGCCCCAATAGCTCCTTCTGCTCCGTTACCGTTGCAGGTTGATTGGTCTCAAATGGATCCATTAGCTGCTCCAAAATTTCCCTTTGGAACATTCCAGCCTCCTGGCCCAACCCCAACCCAGCCGCCACCCGCTGCTGCATAAATGAGGTAACAAATGAAAAGAATGATGGTTACAAATATTGAAATTGAATTACCTGGTGCGGTGTTGAAAATTAAAGATGGTAAAAGTTTAACCATCTCAATTGATGATGCCAAGCAGCTTCGTGATGAGTTGAATGTGTTATTTCCATCAGAGGTATCATCTCAATATCCTCTTCCTTTATCTACAGGCTCTGAATATGAGCCTGAGGCTCCTAGTGGTTTCAATCCACTGGATCGTATCTTTGATCCAGCAAGGAAAGCCAATTTGATTGGTGAGACTATTGCTGATCTTTACCCAGAAGTTGATATACCTGAAGGTTTTAAGGTTAGGAATGATGATGAAATGATTGCTGATATGGTGAACGAGGCTTGGCCTGAATTAGATATATCTGATACTAAAATAGTAGTATAAATATGTCTTTACTTATTACAGATGACTGCATCAATTGTGATGTTTGTCTTCCAGAATGTCCTAATAATGCAATCTCTGAAGGTCCTGAGATATTTGAAATCGACCCGGACAAATGCACAGAGTGTGTAGGTCACTACGATGAACCTCAATGTGTTGAAGTTTGTCCAGTAGATTGTATTCCACTTGGTGTGGAAGAATCTCGAGATCAATTAATGAGTAAGTATATTCTACTCACAGGAACCTAAAAATGTATTTTATGTTAATTGCAATGGTCATTCATGCTTCAGAATCTGTACCAATTCCAAGAATAGTACAACAGTATAAATCTCTTGATCTTTGTAGACAAGAGCTTATACGGATTGCTGAAGATCCACGTCAAGAGAAAATAATAAGTAAAGTATTTGGTTATACTGTTATCAGCAAAACCGAAAAAATTAGCACAGTAGCTTTTTGTGTTAAGGATTCAAGGAGTATATAATGGGAACTAAATTAAACGAAACTTCAGAGTTCACAATACCTCTAAAGAATCTTATTAGTCTTATTGTACTTGCAGGATTTTCTGTATGGGTATATTTTGGTATTGAAGCAAGAATAACAATGCTAGAGAATAAAACAACTATGCATGATATTGCTATTCAAACCAATTATGATTGGACTAAAGGATGGGTACCACCACCTGCAGTAGCAATTGCAGTAGAACGGGTTCGAGAGTTAGAGCTCAAAGTAAAAAAATTAGAAACGTTAAGTAATATAGAATGGGAATAATGATTATGAGTAATGCACAAGATCAAATTGACGCACTGAAAGAAGCAAATAAAATGCTACGTAAGGTAAAGGCTTGGAAAAATGGTAAGCGTACCATGGTAGGTGTTGAATCACTTAACTCTAAGAACTTTAGAAATATCCGAGTAGAAGCACGTAATGTATGGGGCTCGCCTGATGCTGTCGTTCGTGATCGTGCGGTTAAGTCTGCATAATAGTGAAAGATAAGGTGAAACAATCTTACATGGATGTAGCTCATATATTCGCTAAACATTCACATGCTAAGAAGTTGCAGGTAGGTTCTGTTATAGTTAAGGATGATCGTATCATCTCTATTGGCTATAATGGAACACCTTCTGGCTGGGATAATCAATGTGAAGATATGATTGATGGTGAGCTTATAACAAGACCTGAAGTACTTCACGCAGAGTCTAATGCTATTTCAAAGCTAGCTAGATCGTCTGAAGCTGGCCTTGATTCTACATTATTTGTTACCCATGCACCATGTATCAATTGCGCCAAAGCCATCTATCAAGCAGGCATAAAGGCTGTATACTATGCGAAAGATTGGAGAAGTGGTGAAGGTGTACATTTCCTAAACAAGTGTGATATCACAGTAGAGAGGCTCTAAGGATGGCAGTAGCCAAGAATGATATAACCGGTGATTCAATTAAGACCGGTGCCAACTCTAAGAAATTTAATGATAATTGGGACAGAATCTTTTTGAAGCATTCCCAAGAAAAAAAGAATAAGCATATACCAAAACATTCTAAAAATAATGTGGCTATCTCTGATAAAATCTAGTATAATATCTATATTGAATTGAGAAATAAAGGATGTAAATTATGGATACGAAAATGAATGCAGCTTATAGAGAATTGTTTTTAATGGGTGTTCCAGTGTATCGTTCACCTAATTTGGATTTGAATAAGTTTCATATTAATGGAGATACATCACTCACTGATGAGCTTTGGGCTGACTATTATCTTTTTGGTCCTCATTCTGATCAGGATTATACCTTTGGTGTTCATAATGATGTCATAAAGGTTTTGGAAGGTTTTGGTATGTTTGCTGAGTGGTATAATCCAGAACAGCTAAATGTTAATTATATATAAAATGGAGATCAAATGAAAGATATTGAAAATAAAGTATCTATCTTATCAACCTGGAATGTCAAAGAAGACATTCAGGTGTATGATAATATATTAAGTGATCCTACTGGGGCTTTAACTCCAGAGGCTTATCAGGCTATATCTGAATTATGGGATCAGCTCAAGAGTTTGGAAAATATGGTAATGCATTAAAAATCTAGGGGGTGGCTCTTTTCCGCCATCACTTAGATAAATACAAATATACCTTCCGCTGGAAATTTGTATCTCGCGCAGAATGGTTAAGCGGACCTACCTAAGGAAATACTATGATTATTGTACATGTTATTAATGATGGTCGCCATCAAATGACTAGGTGGTTTAGCAAAGAAGCAGTGCATGATTTAATAGTGTTTATAAGATCCGCAAAAGAAGGTTCAGAGTTTATCATGTGCGATGAAAATAATTATCCTATGGAGGATACACAATGAAATTAAGCCAAAACTTTAGCCTAGCAGAATACAGCAAATCTAATACAGCAGTTCGATTAGATATTGATAATGAGCCAGATGATGATCATTTGGAAAGTGCTATCAATTTGTTTGAGAATGTTATTCAACCTATAAGGGATGAATTTGGGCCTACACGAATTACCTCAGGTTATCGTTCTGCGGCATTGAATGAAGCCATTGGTGGTAGTGCTACATCACAACATTCTAAGGGTCAAGCATGTGATTTTGAATGTGATGGTACAGATAATAAAGAAGTTGTTGAATGGATTATTGACAACCTAGATTTCGATCAGTTGATCCTCGAGTTTTATAACGAAGAAGATCCTAATTCTGGTTGGATACATTGTAGCTTTAAGGATGAAGAGTCTAACCGTAACCAAGTGCTTCGAGCATTGAAGCGTGATGGTCGCACAGTATATGAGAATGGTTTATGATTAATAGTGAATTAAAATTTAAAGAGTCTCGTGAAGTTCATATGGTAAATCTAGGTTCGACCACAAAGAGATCTCGATGGAGTAAAATGAAGTTAAAGTTGAAATTATACCTAATGAAGGTATTAAGTTAATAGCTACAGGATGACAGACTGTCGGAGGGCAGACCATCTATAGGCTCTCAATAACCATCGGCCTATAGAAAAACTGTCAACAGTAGGAGTCTGTAAAACTCCATTATCCTGAAACATTGTACAGCGTCTCTGCTATAGTGTTTTCAGGATACCCTGCAGGGTATGTTCCATGGTGGGACAGCGGACTGTAAATCCGCCGCGAAAGCATAGTAGGTTCGACTCCTTCATCCTGCACCAAACAAAGGTGTAATCGCATATGGCATATAGCGAACAGGTTCTAGATCATTATGAGAATCCACGTAATGTGGGTAAAATGGATGAAAAGGATATCCACGTAGGTACTGGTATGGTGGGAGCACCAGCTTGTGGCGATGTTATGCGGTTACAGATTAAGGTCAATGATGATGGTATCATCGAAGATGCAAAGTTTAAGACCTATGGTTGTGGTTCAGCTATTGCGTCAAGCTCATTGGTCACCGAATGGATGAAGGGCAT